GTTTGTTTGGTTCGGTTGGACGGCGTAGTTTGGAATGGTTATTACTTTGTATCACAAAATAAATTAATACAAGATAGAAATAGTATATGGATACCAGTAAGTTAAGTGATGGTAATGAGTTGAGTAATGCACACATTTACTACGACGCTGGTGTGAGATATGTTTATTCTGAACGTAATAGTCACTATTATACTGATTTAAATCAAATAATAGAGTCTTTAAAATATATTGAGACGTTCGGATACGATCATTTAATCATCGGAGTTCAAAATTCAATTAATCTTGGGTGTGAAATAATGGATAAAAGTGGAGAAGTTGGCATTTACATTTTAGAGACTTTGAAACACAATTTAAAAGAAGAAAAATCCGCCGTCCAACTCACAAAAATATTAAAACACTTATTAAAAAATAATTACAATATAATGGAGAGTGAACCAGTCAGGTGACTGGGGCCGTCTGCTAAACGTACCTGCCCCCTAAGACGGGGTAGAGTTTCAAGTACTCCGCTCTCCGCCTTAATTTTATTCTATGGAATTTCCTATAATAACAAAATACGTCCCAACATTTTCAACAGTTCCAAAAGAAGTTGTTGGTCAAATTTTTATTGTACCTGCAAATATTGTTCTTTGGTCGATTAGGCTCCAAACGTTAATTAAAATTCCACATGATGTAAAAATTAGAATTACCAATACTGTAATAAGTGATGATGTTGTTTTGGGTATAATCCAATTGGAATTTAAAAATGTATATCCTTTAGAAGGATTTTCATATTGTGATAAAACAAATGGAGAGGTGTCAGTTGGTTTTTACAATTTAGTATCTGTTTAATAACGTCTACCATATTTATGAATAAACGTAAATATGCCAAGTGTTGTATATTTTAATGATGGAATACAGTTACCTTGTTGCGCAAACGACAATGAAACAACCGCATATAATTATTTATCTTCCACAACTTCCCCTATAAATTTATCTGAGGGTATTGTAGATAATTTCATAAACCAAGGTGGAACTCAATCCACTTTTACTTTTAAATTGCCAGCAAATCCTATTGACGGGCAAGTAGTTAAATTGACTTTTAACAATGCTGTAACTACTTTAACGATCTCTGGCAATGGCCATACCATACTTGGAACAAACCCAAGTTCGGCCTCAGTTGGAAGTCTTTATTCCTTTAAATTTTATGGTAAAATAGATTCTTGGTTCAGAATCAACTGATTGTGATATTTATATCACATGAACAATAATGATTTAGCGTTAAAATATTACAGTTATCTGGAAAACCCAGTTAATTTGATTGAAGATTGTTTTCAAACTTTCGACGCAACACAAGAAAAATTTGTACCTTTAATATTATACCCTAAACAGTCGGAGTTGATGAAAATTTATCAAGACAAAAAACATGTCTTGGTTAATAAATCTCGTCAAGCTGGTGTTTCTACTATTACAGCTGCTTATATTGCAGCTATTTTTGCCCTTACGTCAAAAGAAAATCCATATAGGAATATTATAGTTGCAAACAAGGGTATTCAATCACAAGATTTTTTGTCAAAAATTAAAGATTTTTTGTCACAAGTTCCAAGATGGGTGTGGGGAAAAAATTATGATGAAAAAAAAGAACTTGATGGTCATATTATCGGTAAGGGATCGGTAAAATCTATAAAATTATTTAATGGGTGTCATTTAAGTGCCGTTGCAACAAGTAAAGACGCCGTTCGTGGTCAATCATCTCCAAGAATTATTGTAGTAGATGAGGCTGCACACATAGATAATACAGATGGGGAATTAATGTATGGTTCTGCGATGATGGCTTTGGCTTCTAACAATTCGGGTCAAATGTTTTTGATTTCAACGCCGATGGGTACCGATCCAATTTTTTACAAAACATATTCTGAAACTATTGCAACTAATGGAAACAATAGTTTTACAATCCATCAAATGTATTTCTTCCAAGACCCAAGATACAATAAAAATTTAATCTGGAAATACAAACATCAAGATGGAACAGTTGAAGTTTTTGTTGAGGAAGAATTTGACGACGATAAAATGGAAGCCCGTTTCAACAAAGGATGGATGCCAGAGTCAGATTGGTATATAAACCAATGTTCAATATTACATAACGATAAACGGCTAATACACCAAGAATTATTATCAAAATTTGATGGTTCTGGTAGTAACGTTGTAGATTTTGAGCATATTACACGCCACGAACAAAAATATGTTTGCGATCCAATCGAAACACATGAAGAAAATCATAATCTTTGGGTGTGGGAGCACCCACAAGAAGGACATCAATATTGTGCCTTTGCAGATGTTGCATCAGGAACTGGTGATGATTATTCTGCTTTAGAGATAATTAACATGACGACTGGTGAGCAGGCAGTAGAATATAAAGGAAAACTTAAATCAGAATTATTTGCACCAATAGTAAAAAGGTGGTGTGAATCTTATAGTGCTCTAACAGATGTTGATACTACTGGTGGATATGGAGATAACTTAATTACGGACTTACAAAGATTGAATTTTAAATTATTGAAAAAAGAAGAAAATGGTGAAATCAAGGGTTTAAAATTCAGTGGAATAACAAGACCAAAGGTTATACAAAGATTTGTTACATATATGGAAACAGATTCAATTAAGATAAAATCTATTAGGGTAATATCTGAATTGAAAACTTTTATTTGGGTGAATGGTCGTCCAGATCACATGCGAGGTTTTAATGATGATGGAATAATTGCAACTGCGGGTTCTATTTGGTTATTTGAAACTTGTTTTAAAATGATGGAAAATGCAAAGGCGATGAGTAAACAAATAATGAATATTTGGACTGGGGTTAAACCAGATACACCTGAAACTAAAGATAGTGCTAAACCAGTTGAAAAAAGAAAACAACCTGTGAGACTAATTCAAAATGGAATAGATGTTAGTCAATTTGCATGGTTATTATCAAAATAAACGATTCCACTTGTTAATAACTGGCGGCAAAGCCATTATGGCGACAAGAAAAAAAAATGTGGCTTCTACATAATGATTTTTAAAAAATAAACACACAACATTATAAAGAAGAAACAAGGAAACGACATACAAACAGTATTTCATGTGAATTGTTTTATATTTATAACTAAATATAAAAAGAATGGCTGAAAATAATAAGCGGGAAACAGTATTTCAAAAACTTACTAATATATTTTCTAATACTTCTAATGTAACTGATATATCTAAAAGTACTCAGACTATTGGTGTTGATAGAGAACTTTTGCGAACGCAAGATAGAGTTGAATATGAAACCAAAAAATTAGAAAAACAACAACACTCTTATCTCAAATTACTTTGGAATAAAGCAAATTCTTTTATAAAGAATCAAATAATCCAGAATGAAGCAAGACGAATTCCATCATACTATGACTATGAAAAAATGGAAGAATATCCTATTATTGGGGCTGCTTTGGATATTTTTATGGAAGAATGTACAACACCTAATGAGGCTGGCAACGTTCTTAACATTTATTCTGATAGTGTAAGAGTAAAAAAAGAATTAGAAGATTTATTTTATAACAGGTTAAAAATTAATGTTAATATTGGCATGTGGATTAGAAACATGTGCAAATATGGAGATAATTTTGTTTATTTAGATGTTGATCCAGATGTAGGAATTATAGATTGTAAACAACTACAAAACATAGAAATTGAACGGGATGAGGGATCATTATTTAACTATTTGATGGATAGTGAAAAAAAAGGAGTTACTTTTAGATGGAAAACTTCTCGAACAGTTGAATTTAAAAATTGGCAAATTGCGCACTTTAGATTATTAGTAGATGATAGAAGGATACCATATGGGGTTTCAATATTGGAAAAGGCCCGTAGATTTTGGAGGAATTTGTTATTAACTGAGGATGCAATGCGTACAATCAGACTTATTCGTGCAAGTGATAGACGAGTATTTTATGTTAATATTGGTAATATTGACCCAAACGATGTACCAGCATATATACAAGGTATCATGGATAGATATAAAAGAAAAAAAATTGTCGATCCAGAAACTGGGCAAGAAGATATTAAATTAAATGTAATGGGTATAGATCAAGATTATGTTATACCGATTAGAGATGCAAACGATGGGTCAAAAATTGACACTATACAAGGACAAACTAATTTAGACATTGCAGACATAGAATATGATTTAAAGTTATTGGTTACTGCTTTACGTGTTCCAAAAACTTATTTGAATTTTGAAGAAGCAGTAGCAGAAGGGAAATCATTGGCGATGCAAGACGTTCGTTTTGCCAGAACTGTCAATAGAATTCAACAATGTGCATTACAAGAGTTGAATAAAATTGCAATGATACATTTAATCGGAGTTGGATTAGAAGATGAAGCAGGTAACTTTTCATTAACCATGAATAACCCGTCAATTCAAAGCCAAGTATTAAGACTTGAATTAATTTCTTCTCAAATAGATGCGTATAAAGCAGCTACTGAGGCTGGTGCTGATGGTATTGCACCAATGTCTCATACAAAAGCAAAAAAAACCATTTTAAATTTTAGCGAAGAAGAAATAAAAGAAGACTTATTACAACAGCGTTTTGAACGAGCAATTGGTGCAGAACTTCTAAAAACAGAACAAATAATTCAACGTACTAAATTTTTCGACGAAATTGATAAATTATATGGCGTTCCAGATGCACAATATACTTCTAATACAGATGGTAATGCAGCACCAGAATTTGGTGGTGGTGGAGGTAGTGCAGGTGGAGGTTTAGATTTAGGTGGTGATATGGGTGGAGACCTTGAAGGAGATATGGGCGCAGACCTTGAAGGTGGCGATCAAAATCTTGATACTAACGCCCCAGAAGGTGGGGGAGAAAATTTAGATTCGCCGTCCACCCCAGACGCAGGTGGTGAATCAATTGATACAACAAACGCATAATTATATAAAAAAATAGAATATGAAAGAGTTAGTAAAAATAAAAAATTCCTTGGATTTATTAATTGAAAACGCTTATTTAAAAGGTGATAAGGAACAAACAAAAAACATTTTTGAAGAACTTAAACAAAACAGTGATTTACAATTGTTATATTATTGTATAAATAATATTCAAAACCCACCAAAGTTAAGCGAAAATGAAATTTCAGAATTTATCGACGAAAATATAAAATTAGCAAAAACTATAAACGTTGATAATTTTACTGACCTTTCAGAAAAATTAGATAGCATAGAGTTATCTGATTTTGATAAAAATATAGATAAAGTTCTATTTGAAACTAAGACTGCTTTTAATTTTTCAGAATACTCTAAAGCAAAATCTCAACTTTGTGAATCAATAAAAGAAAAAAGCCGTCCAATTGAACTTAATTTATCTGATTTTGCAGAAGAAGATGTAAATTTTGTAAAAAATCTTTTACAAAATCCTGAAACTGTATTTAATGGTTTGTGTAAAGAATGTTTAGATGTTTTAGATCAACGATTGATAGATGCAGATTTAAACACCAAAATATTAATACATGAGACAAAAGAAAAAA